AATTAAAGAACTTCGCACCTCTAAATTTTGGGATTTTCGTCTGTTACTTTGCACTATTGCAAACTGTGGATTTAATGCCCTCTTTTTAGCGATTGCCTCTTTTGTTGCTTTGCTTATTGTTTTTTTAGCTTTGACAACTTTTTGAACTGAATTTGTTTTAATTGTACTCATATTATATTTATTAAATTAATTTTGGTTGCTTATTGTGGTGCAACCTTTACCACATTTTTAATTAATACAAATATAAAACAAAAAAACAATAAAAAACAAATAAGTATTGTATTTTTATGGAATTATCAGATATTTAACGTTTTCTTTGCGAAATATTTATTAATTATTGTCTTTTATTGCGAATTATACGGGCTTTTTAAACTTGTTAAAAGTGTAAATTTGTTTAATATCTTTTATTTATTGGGCATTTATTACCCTTTTGTTTTGTATGTGCAAACAAAAAAAGAGGGGGAAGGGGGGAAGTTGTGAACGTGTAAGGGGTGAAGGGTGGAGGGCTAAGGGGTGGCAAGTGGTGGAGGGGTGGAGGGGTGGAGGGAGTGCCTGCAAAAAGCTAAAAAAATCAGAGGGAACGAAAAAATTTAGCACCCCCCCCAACAAAAAAAAAGTAATTTATTATTATGATGATACATCGTGAAAGCAATATATAACCCAAACACTATATGTATGTGATAATTAAAAATATTTTCGTATATTTGTTACATGGAAGAAGTTACATTAGAAATACAAGAAAGACTCTCGATTGGTTTCAGCNTAGGCTGGAGTTATTTCGGAGCAAACGAGGAATATCCTTACAATGAGTTAATAATTTATTTAGGGATCGTAAGTTTTAATTTTAAATGGCCACAAGATGCATAGCAAAAAGCCTATTATGAAAGAATATCTATCTGAAAGAAACAAGCATGAGCTTGCAGGTGGATTTAATTATTATGAAACAGGGATTAAAAAACTAGCTGAGTTCAAAAAAGCTAAACATCGTGCTAAGAAAATTAGTATGATAGCTGAGGGAATAGAACTCGCAGAAGCTAAAAAAGATTTCTTTAGTATTTACAAGTAACTTTCTTCCCAGAGTTAATTTGTGTTTCACGGAAGAGGGGTTGATCTAATCAACCTCTTTTTTTATGTCGATTTTTAAGATTTATGTCAACCTATGTCAATAGTATGTTGATTTATTTTTACCTAACTCCTTGATTATTAATATTATGTCGATTATGTCGATTTTATATAGTATTTATAAAAAAAAATAAAATTATAAAAGAGTATTTACTATAAGAGAGTATATGAGCGTAGAAAAACGACATACGACATTTGTAAAATTATTGTATATTTGTTGAAAATTAAATTTAATATACATGAATCCAAAGATACTTTCGTTTGATGAGGAGGGGAGAGATAAATTATTAAACGGTATCAGTAAGATAGCAAAAGCAGTTAAGAGTACGTTAGGCCCACTTGGCCAAACAGTCTTGATTGAGTCTCAAAACCACACACACGGAATCACCATAACTAAAGACGGAGTAACAGTTGCCAAGTCAATTGACCTGGAGGACTCAGTTGAGAACCTTGCAGTGAGAATGATGAAGGAAGCTGCAGAGCGTACAGCTAATTCTGCGGGTGACGGAACAACTACAGCTATTGTGCTTACAGAGGCAATAGTTCGTGAAGGTTTGCAGTTGTTTAAAAGAGAAGACAATATAAACAAGGCAGAGCTTGTCAAGGAAATAAACCTAATCTCTAATAACATAATAGATAAGTTAAATAAAGAATCTAAAAAGGTTACGGGTAAAACATTGAAGGACGTTGCCACTATATCAGCTAACAATGATGCGGAGCTTGGGAAAATGATAGCAGATGCATATAAAGAATTAGGTAAAGACGGAGTGCTAACTGTTGAGAATAGCAAAACAGAAGAAACCTATTACGACATTACAAAAGGAATCAAAGTAGATAGAGGATATACCTCTAAGTTGTTTATCAATAATCAAAGAAACGATGAATGTGTTTTGGATGATACGTTGATTTTAATAACCGACATGGAGATTACTAATATTCTACAAATTGAATCAGTGCTTAAACCAATAATCAACCAAAATAAAAAATTATTGATCATAGGTAATTGTGTTCAAGGGGTTATCAATACTCTTGCTGCTAATGTTGTGCAGAATAATCTAAAGCTTTGCAATATTATTCCACCATCGTTTGGATATCGCACCAATGAGTTGCTATCTGACATAGCTTTGGCTACAGGTGCTACGTATTTCAGCGAATCACAAGGAGATAACCTTGCATTATTAACAATGAAAGACCTTGGGCACGCAGATAAGGTCATTATCGGCCATAATTCTAGTGTTATTGTAACAAATCACAAGGAAAATCCACAGATTTCCGAAAGAATAGAAGAATTAAAGGAACAAAGAGACAATAACAAGGTAAAAGCAGAGAAAGATTTTATAAATGATAGGATTGCTTTGTTATCTGGAGGAGTTGGAGTTTTATATGTTGGAGGAAACTCGGATATAGAGCAAAAAGAAAAATTTGACCGCATCGAGGATGCGGTATGTGCAGTTCGCTCTGCAGTTGAAGAAGGTATACTTCCAGGTGGAGGGATATCGCTGCTTAGGTGCGGAGAAGATTTAGATGAAGGTCATGCATCTGACATATTGTATGGAGCATTGTGTAAACCAATAGAACAAATACTTATCAATGCGGGTGAGAATGTAAAGGAGATAAGAGATGAGGTTTGTAGTTGCAATGATGTACCACATAACTTTGGATATGATGTAAAGAATAAAAAATTCGGTGACATGTATAAGATGGGGATCATAGATCCCGCTAAGGTTACAAAGAATGCATTGAAAAATGCTGTAAGTGTAGCAACTACTATACTTACAACAAACGCAATAGTAACAATGAAAAGAAAAAATGGCTAAAATATCTCTTGCTGAATATAAATCTAAAAGTCGTAAGCGTAAAGGCGTACACTGTAAGACTAAAAGCAGCAAAGTAAAAAATAGTAAACACTATTTGAAAAGATATAGAGGCCAAGGAAGATAGTTAATTTAAATATATAAATCATGGTAATACATAATCAAATATTCGAACACTTTAGAACAGAACAAAAAAAGGTTGACGAAGCCATTGTTCTTCTAAAAGAAAATGGATATAAAATATATAAAACAGAAGTGCACGAAAAAGAAGTTGTATGAAAGCAGTAGGGAAGTATATAGTTGTAACTGAAATTGAAGAGCAGCAAAAAACTAGAATACAGGAATTTTAGCTTACTTCAGAAGATAGCAACCAACTAAGATACAAAAAAGGATTGATACTTTTGCCNGGGACTGAAGTTGCTGTTGTTAAGGAAGGTGATATTATATATTACGACAAAGCAGCAGGACACAAAATGATGTTGCATGAAGATATGGTAAGTATTATTCAAGAACGAGATATTGTAGTTGTACTATAATTTTCTTTCTTGATTCATTTTCTTTATAACCCTACGATACACTTTATCGGAATATTTAGCACTTGATTTGAACATCGGATTTTTTCTACGATCTTCGGATATAGCCTCCTCTTTGTTTAATTTTTTATAAATCGAAGCGCATAAGCGCTTACTTTTATACGCTAGGCCGTACAATATAGATTCACGCCCTTTTCTTTCACGCCACTTAATTATCCAACCGTTTCTTAAAAGATTATCAAATCTTCGTTTATCCCAAGACATGATTTGATTGTATTCTTCAAAATTTTTTCTAGTAAATAAATCTTCGCTATATAAAAATAAAAGCATTTCTATTTCTGAAGTAGACAACTTGTAAGTTGATCTTGCCCACTGACGAACCACTTTCCAGTATTTTAAGTAGTCATTTTGCATTAGATTAAATTTGTATCTTTGCAAAGATAACTTTTTTATAATGGCCCTTAGTAGAACGGCAAAATATTATCGTAAAAACAAGAGGGCTCGTGCAAAGCACAACGCTTACCAAAGTAAGTATAATAAAAAAAAGAAATCAATTAAGCAAAGAGTTGCTGACAATAGAGCAAACAGAAGATTTGGAACTTACGGTAACTATGACGGGCTTGATGTTTCCCACAAAGGAAAAGGGAAATATGTTTTAGAGTCTGAGAAAAAAAATAGAGGAAGCAAAACAAATACACCTGGAGACAGAAGAGCTCGAGGTAAAAAAGGCAAAGGAAGAAAAAATAAAGGTAACACAGGAGGTAAATAATTATGAGTGGACTAGCAGCAGGAATAGGTAATGGTACACCGTTTCCACAAAAGAGAAACGATGCAATACCTGAATTGTGTTTTATAATAACAGAACTAGACGAGTTTTGTGAGCAAGAATTGTTTACAAATGACGGTAGAATGATACCTCAAACTTGTCCATAAATAAATAATTAAAAATGGCAAATAAAAAATTCTCACAATTTACACTAGGAACTACAAACACTGATATAGAATATGTAGTAGGATATAAATCTACAGACAATATACAAATAGATCCATCAGCTCTTGATAGCAAATATGTATTAAACAGCAACTCTGTAACGGGAGGGGCTTCTATTGATCTTGAAGGAACAAGTGGGCCTGATGCAGGATCTCTTGGTAGCGTTAGTATAGTTGAAGGAGAAAACATTGATGTGTCTTTTGATGCGGCAACTCAAACTGTATCAATTGCCAATACTCAAAAAAATACTTTTATACTTAGTGGAACTTTTAAAAATTTATTTGGTGGATCACCAGGAATATTTGGAGACACATTAGAATTTGGTCAAGCCTCAGTTCCGTCAACAGACCATTCTTCTGTATTTGTTGCTCCTTTTAATTGTAAAATTGTAAGTATAGCTCTTAAATGGATTTCTGATGATGCAGTATCAATAAATGCAGGGAGCTCGTGGCAAGTTAAAATATTTAAAATGACCTCTCCAACAGGATCAACAACTGTGTCAGGAAATTATGCATCAGGCGTAAATATTCCAGGAATAGTTTTAGACACTAATGACACTGGAGGATTTCCAATTAAAACAGCAACGGGATTATCAGGATCTGATTTTGAATTATCCCTTGGTGATATTATTAATATATCTGGAATAGAGTCAGGTACTATTGCACAGTCTGATGCAGAAATAGAAGTATTTATAGGAATAGAAGCAGTGTAATGGNNAAAAAAAAGACAAGCCGAAAAGGTAATAAGATTTGTCCAGCTGGAATAGCTTGGGCAAAGAGAACCTTTGANACATATCCGTCTGCGTATGCGAATATGGCTGCAAGCAAATATTGTAAAGATCCTAATTACGCTAAGGGTGCTAAAAAGAAATAATTATGCCAACAGTAAAAGTAAAAGGATTACCAGATAGAAAATTCCCATACAACGCAGTAGGTAAAGCACAAGCACATGCTTATGCAAAACTACACGGAGGTAAAAAGAAAGACAATCCAACATACGGAATGGAAGTCAAGTATTAATGGGAGAATTAAAAAAGTGGAGAGATCAGAAATGGGTTCGCATAGGAACCGATGGTTCTATTCTTGGTGCTTGTGGCACGAGCAAGAATAAAAAGAACCCTGATAGATGTTTGCCATTAGCAAAAGCTCGTTCTATGTCAAAAGCAGAAAGAGCAAAAACTGCTCGTAAGAAAAAAAGAGCAGGATCAAAAGGTAAAACAGTTGTAGCAAACACAAAAGCAGGAAGAGTAACTAAAAAATATACAGCGTGATATGGCCAATAAAAAAAACATGCCTTGCAACAAACCTCGCCCTTCTGATAGAGCGGGTAAAAAGAAAATGGTCAAAGCCTGTGAAGGCGGAAGAGAAAAGCTTATTCACTTTGGAGCAAAAGGATATGGACATAATTATTCAGCAGCTGCAAGAAAGAGCTTCAAGGCACGTCACAAATGTGGATCAGCAAAATCAAAGCTAACGGCACGCTATTGGGCTTGCAAAAATCTATGGGCAGGAAAAGGTGGTTCCACTAAGTCAAGTCCAAAAAATAGAAAAGGAAAATATTAGTATCTTTGTAAAAAATAAAAAACAAAAGCTATGGCAATACCAACAGGAACAAAGTTTCACGGAGTCGCACCTAACGTGAGAACTAAAAATTTAGGCTCCCAACAAGCAAACGCTCAGCGTGATGTTTATGCATTTCCCGATGATTTTAAACTTCCTTCATATCTATCCTTTGCAGGTACTATGACTAATGTGGGAACATCGAGCACAAGTATACTTGGGGGAGATACGGCTAATTTTGGTACTACCAAGTCAACTGCGGCAGACCATATTGGATTTGTTATAGTAACTGTGCCGTGCAAAGTAATTTCTGTTGGGTGGAAATGGGCATCTAATGTTAATTTTGCAATAGCAGCAGGACAACCTGAAAAAGAATTATCATTCAAACTTTCTAAATCAGTAGAATTAGGGGATGGAAATTTGGTGAACGATCCAGCTGTTTGGCAAAGTTATGATTTAGGTACAAGACTAGATTCAGATAATTGGGATTATCCTGGGTTTATAGAAGATGTTTCTGGTTTAGATATTCAACTAGATGCAGGTAACATAATTACTATCACCGCTATTACAAACGGTGCATTTTCAAATTCAGGAGAGGAAGCTAACGTAGTTATAACGCTTCAACCTCTATAATGAAGTCTAGTCCTAAAAATAGACAAGGAAAATATTAGTATATTTGTACAATTAACAATTTAAAAATTTAAGTTATGGCACAAGGTTATAATGACAGACTTGATGAGTCGCTAGGAAACAAACACAAAGGAAAGCATAAGCAATCCTTAAAAGATCGTAGAGACGAATCAAAAGCAATGTCAAAAAAGATTTATGGTCACGCATATGGCGGAGATCACTCAATGAAATATGAGAAACATTATCCTAGTAGTGTACACAAACACTTGCACGGATTATTTAAAAAATAATGGCTAAGAAAAAAAAATTTCCCGCTATTAAAGAAAAGAATCAAGGCAAGTTCACAAAGTGGGCTATGAAAAATGGATTCAAAGATGCATGTAGCGCAGCAGCAGCAGTAATTAAAAGCCCAAAAAAATATTCGGGTACTATTTTGAAGCAGGCTAACTACGCTAATAACTTTGGATGTAAAATGAAAAAGAAGTAATGGGTAAGGCATTAATCAAATTGGGGCAATGGATTTCAAATCTATGGTGTAAACTATTATGTAAGTGGAACGCCCTACTAGTAAAACTCACAGTTGAAGTTGACAGTTGTCCAAACAAGCTGTGTAAATGTAAAGATTAAATGAAATCAACAGGATTTGGTGATACGGTTCACAAGGCAGCTAAAATTATTGGAGCTGATAAAGTGGCTAAAACCTATGAGAAAGTAACAGGGAAACCCTGCGGTTGTCAACAAAGAAGAGATTCTTTGAATCGCATGTTTCCATATAATAAATAAATAATATGGCGTATCAAAAATTACAAGCAGGTAGAGCAGCGTTGGTAGCCCCAAGCGACACTGATCAAATTCCACCCCTAACAGGAGGAACTAACAATGGGTGTGTTTTATATATTGGAACCCCAGGGAATGTAAGAGTTCTTACAGTAGGCGGTGACGATGTGATCTTTACTGGAGTGTATGCAGGTCAATTTTTTCCCGTGCAAGTATTACAAGTGTTTGACACAGGAACTACGGCAGGTGAAATAATTGCATTGTGGTAGAATACTTTGGTTATGATACGACACTCGGTGATATCGAGGTAATATATGAGATTGTAAGTAATGTCGACACTGAATGAAAAGACGAAAATTGATTTAACACCTAAAAATTTAGTTAGCATAATTATATTTGTGGCTATGTTTACAGGAATGTATTATTCCTTAGCCGCACAAATTCAGGAAGCCAAAGAGCTTCCTGCTCCTACCCAAATAAATCCAGAGCTTCAACAGGCAATAATCAAAACTAATGCCGAGCTCGAATTCATCAAAGAAGAACTTTTCCGATATAAAACAGCAAATATTAATTATGGAGCAAAGACTCTACGACTCTAAGCAGTAGGTAGATGAGATTCATAGATAAGATAATAATTCACTGTTCCGCAACCCAAGAAGGAAAACCTATTTCAGCTGCAACCATAGATAAGTGGCACAAGCGTAGAGGGTGGAGAGGTATTGGATATCACTATGTTATTGGTATAGATGGGATGATTGAATATGGTAGGCCTGTAGAAAAGCCAGGGGCTCATGTTAAGGGACACAACAAATCAAGCATTGGAATTGTTTATATTGGAGGCGTAGAAGCTGAAAGAGGATCAGATGGGGATTGGGTTGCAAAAGACACCAGAACCCCTGAGCAAATTGCGACAATGTTAGAGCTCCTTAGAATTTTAAAGAAAATGCACCCTGATGCTACAATTCATGGGCATAATGAGTTTGCTGCAAAATCTTGTCCTTGTTTCGATGCGTATAACGAATATTGTAACTTATGAAAAAAATAATTCAATGGCTCACGGGCGGAGTCATCAAAGAGGTTGGAGACGTAATAGATAAACTCACAACCACAAAAGAAGAGAAGCTTGACGCTCGAAAGATTAATTCAAGAAATTTTAGAGAAAGCCGACAACGATGCACAGCTTCAGGTTAGCGAAAGATGGAAGTATGATATGCAAAGCGATAGCTACCTGTCTAAAAACATAAGACCTATGGTTCTTATCTATCTTACGGTAATATTTACAGCTTTATGTTTTACTGACGGAAACATAGGAGAGTTTAAAATTGCTAAAGAATATATACCAATTTTTCAATCTTTGTTGATTACAGTCTATGGAGCATATTTTGTGGGCAGGTCTTGGGAGAAAGGCAGAAAAAATAATAAAGAATAAATGATTACCTTTGCATTAATAACTTAAATTTAAAACAATGAAAAAAGTAAAGAAAGTAGAACTAGAAAAATTACAGCAATTAAACTCTGATTTTGTAAATCTCAAAACACAATTTAGGGGATTTTGGAAATTCAAAAATCTCTTGTTTTGACACAGGTTCAAAACATTAGAGTAGAGTTTGCAAAATTAGAACAAGAGTTGCTAGAAAACTATGGAGAAAATTCTGTTATAAATTTTACAAACAGGAGAAGTATCTGAAAAAGAAAAACAAAAAGAATAATACTATGGCCAAAATTAGCAATACTTTATCGTATCCCAATCAATCCCCCATTGAAGGAGCGGATTACCTGATTGGAACTGCCGCGAATTCTAACCCAATTCAAAAGCAGACAAAAACTTTTACTTTACAAGCTATTGCTGAATTTGTTATAGATACTTTGACTGATGGTAACGCATATAGAATTCCCGTATTCACCGCGAATGCAGAAGGAGATATATCGGTTAAATTAGTCAACTCAATGATAAAGCAAGATTTTGCTAATTCTGCTGAGTACGGAGCAGGGCCTATACAATATAAAGTTACAGGCGATCCGTTAGGAGGAGGAGACTTTAATTATACAGATTGTCAAACAGGACAATCTGTGCAAGGAGGAGCTGGCAGTGGAATATCAGTTGTTGTATGTAGTTTAACGAAACCTGTCTTCCAAATAGGTGGAGGAACGGTACAGGTTGTTGATGTTCCAGGGGATTTGGTTACAATCGAAAATTCTTTAGGAGAAGGTAGCTTAGTAGTTGCGGACAATGTAACTTTAGGAGACACTCTAGATGTGGGATCTGACGCAATAATAGGCAACGACCTTACAGTTGGTGGAGATTCTTTTTTAAACACAAGTACTTTCCTTGGATCTTCATTGTATTTCCAAAATGCACAAGTTTATGATAAAGATAATTTATTAGGTTCGGGTGAACAAGTATTGGTTTCTCAAGCAGATGGAACAGTAAGATGGGAGAACTATCAAGGTTCAGGACTAGAGTTTCAATCAGCATGGGATGCTAGAACTGTTGCCGAAGGAGGATCTTCAGATGGAGGTAATCCAAATCTACAAAACATTCAACTTATTCCTTCTAATACGGGGAAATATTGGATAGTAAATCAAGATGGTAGTGCTGCATTGCCTGATGCTAGTGGAGGAACAATAACTGACTGGAAAGTTGGCGATTGGGCGATTGTATCAGAAGATATTTCAGGAAATGTATTCTGGGATAAAATTGATAATTCAGACCAGGTATTTGGATCAGGTACTGCGGGACATACAACAAATTGGTTAAACGCCAACACTCTTGAAGCAGGGTGGCCATTTTTATATTTTCCTGACACAGGGGCTGCAGAAAAAAACGCCGTCCTTATTCAAGGAGAAAGACCTGCTGAATATACAGGAACACAAACAGTTGCCTTGGGAACAGGAGCAGGTGGAAATCTAGCTGCAAATTATGATCCAACAGATCCAGATAGAGCAAGTGGATTCGCACTTACATTAGTAGGTTACAATGCAGGAGCAAGTCTAGCAGACAAAAGCAACAGGCATATTATATAAGCCCTCAGCACATACTTTAATTGGTGCTAGAGCAGGAGCAAACATGACCTATCAAGCGGGTGGAGTTACAGCAGTTGGATATGAAGCATTAGAAAGCTTTAGCCCGACACCTGGATTTACATACTTTAATACTGCTATCGGATCAAGCGCAGCCTCAGATATGCTTGAAGGAAATTCAAATGTATTTGTAGGGCACGACACGGTGGGAGCTGCGATTACAGAGGCTAACTTTTCAGTCGCCCTTGGATATAAAGCAACATTACTAGATACAAATGGAGTTGCAAGGAACCAAATAACTATTTCTTCAGACGGACAAACTTTGCCGCCTCAAGATGACTCAGTTTCTATTGGTAACTCAGCAGGAGGAAATGAACCTACACAACTTATAAAACTTTATGGAAGTTTAGAAGGTGGTGACGACACAGCTGATGCCACTCCTAACCTAATGTCATTATCATTTGGTAAAAACACTAGAGCTACAGGAATTAATTCATTTGCACTTGGAGCAGATGTTAGCTCATCTGGAAATCAATCCTTTGGTATAGGATCAAGCACTGAATCAAGCGGCTCTTCTTCTTTTGCAGGAGGTTCTGCAAGTAAGGCAGAGGGAGCTAATTCTTTTGCATTTGGCTCATCTGCACGTGCAGAATCAAGTGATAGCGTTGCTATAGGTAGTGGAGCTGTTGTAGATAGTAACTCATCAGGAAGTGTTTACATAGGTGCTGATGGTTCGGTTGGAAGCAGTAATAATTCTATTGTTATTGGATCAGAGAATTTTGTTCAAATGTCAAGCAATAGATCTTACATTATTGGTAACAGAAATGCGAATCAAAATGCAAACGAATCTTACGTTATTGGTAATGATTCTTTTGCAAGAGGTGACAATTCTATAGTAATGGGTAATTCTGCCACATCGGCTTCAAATACCTTTAGAAGTATTTCAATGGGAACAAACGCTTCGACAAGCGGAGATGACTCAGTTGCAATAGGAGAATTAGCAGAGGCTACAGGAGATAAAGCAATAGCTATCGGGCCAAACGCACAGGCTGATGGAGAATCTTCATTAGCAATGCTAACAGGTTTAGCTTCGGCTGTCCAATCTATCGCTATAGGTAGCGGAACAGTTGCTAATGCGACAGGATCGGCTGCTATTGGTTGGGATAATAAAATAAATGAAGACCAAGGAACTGGTCATTTTACAAGTGGATACCAAAACTCAGTTAATGATATCTCTGTAACGAGCCCTGGTAATGGTAACTTTGCTATAGGATCATCAAATGTAATATCAGGGAACGCAGGAGCAGTTGGTGAAGATAACTCTATTACTATAGTAAATAATAATGTTAGTAGAAAAAGTTTAGCCTTTGGTAACAACCTTGCTAATGATCAAAAGTTAGGAGCCATAATGGTTGGTAACGATATTACTATTGGTGGAAATGCACAAAATAACAGGCTTTATTTAGGTGCAGACGGAGGAACAGCAATAGGTTCGGGAGATTTAAATCTCAAAAACAAACTACAAGGCTTATTTCAATAATAATGGTATACGATTAAATAGAGGTCTTTGGGTAAATACTGAAACTTCAGGAAACGGAAGTCCTTCAGCTAATATAGGTGGTAACAATATATTATTAGGTACTACTAACCCCAATGGAATAGGTTCAGGTGGTGCAGCAGGAAAGTACAATTTAAACATAGGTGTAGGAAACTCCACATCTAATTTAACACAAAATTCTATTGTTGCAGGTGTTTCAAATACAGTAGCAGGAGATGTTGCAAGTTCATATGTTTTAGGAACAAATAACACTATATTAGTAAACACCCCAATAGCATTTCCAGTTCAGTCTGCAATTATTGGTAATTCAAACTCCCTAAGTAATTCTTATTCAAGTTTTATTGCGGGGGGACAAAATACAGTCAGAACCGACCAAAATGGATTTATTTTTGGTTACTCTAACTTTGTTGAAGGGGCAGATTCAATGTTTGCTTTTGGAGAAAATAACACAGGCCCAGCTTTAGATTCTCAAGGAAATCCAGCTAATAATTCTTACATGTTGGGGGGAAATCTTCACGGAACAGACGGAAGTTTAGCTATCGGATTTAGAAACGATAACACTGTATACCCCAACACAAACTTTAGCTTAGGTTTAGGATTCACTAAATTTGCAGTAGGTGTTGGTACGGTAGATGATATTAACGGACTTTTAATAACAGAAGGTGGCGTAACAAGAGGAGGCGGAGTAACACAAGTCCCACGAGTATTGCTACCAACTATTTCAGCATTTGCCTACACTAACGAAGCCGCTGCACAAGCAGGCGGGGTTCCTACAGGAGGATTATTCGTAAACAATGGAGTTGTTCAAATAAACACAGGTAGCGGATCATCAACTAACCCAATATCAGGCGGAGGAGGCGGAGGTTCCTTTGTTCTTAATTTAGGAGCAGATGCGGGAACTACAAACCCTGTGCCAGTTAATAGTGGAAGTACACTTTTAGTGTCAGGCGGAACAGGTATCGATACAGAAGTTGCAGCATCACCATTAGGTGTAACTGTTACACTAGAAGATACTGCAGTAACAGCAGGAAGTTACACTAACGCAAACATAACAGTTGATGACCAAGGTAGACTCACAGCAGCATCCAATGGTTCAGGCGGAGGCGGTGGAATTACAAGTATTGAATTGTCTTCAGACGGAGACGCAACATCAGGAAATACAATAACATCAAATGGAACTTTTAGAACTTTTCCTTTTGATGGAAATGCAAATGAATATGTCAACGGACTTGGAAACTTAGTAACTTTCCCTTCCATAAACACCTATGACTATGAAATAGAAGGTGATGGTGGAAATTTGGTGACAGTAGATAATGCGGATGTTGTAGAATTTATTGGAGCAGGGAATGTAGGCACAGTAGTTACCGATGAAGGTGGTGGCAGAAAAAGAGTTACCATTACAGGAGTCTCAGGCGGAGGCGGAACAGTTACTGATGTATTGGCAACAGGTAGTGTTGCAGGACTTAGCATTACAAGTGACAATGATCCAAACACACCAACAATAACATTAAGTGGAAGCTTAACAAGCGGAGCAGTTACAGGAGCATTAGGATTTACTCCATATAATGCAACCAACCCTGCAGGATATACATCAAACGCAGGTACAGTAACAGGTGTTACGGCTTCATCCCCATTAACATCTTCAGGAGGAGCAGCACCAAACATTGCAATTCCTATTGCTAGTGGAAATTCAGATGGTTATTTAGGTCAAACTGATTATAATCTTTTTGCGGACAAAGTAGGCTCTGATACGGTATCGACAGCAACATCGGCAGTGGTAGAGATTGTTACTTTAACACAGGCTGAGTTTAATGCTATTGCAAATCCTGTAGCAACAACTATGTATGTAATAATTTAAAATATTTTTATGGCCTCAGATTTTAAAGTAAATGGAATTACACCTTCATTTGGAAATATAAAAGTAGGCAATAATAATGTCTCAAAAATATATCAAGGACCGACACAAGTGTGGCCCGCAGTACAGGCTGTTAGACCTGTTTCGGATTTAAATTTCTTACCGTATACATTTGCTTATTATAATTTAGAGCAGGCTCAAGCAATATGGGCTACACAAAATTTAAATAACTTACAAAATCCACAAGCAGGAGCTTTTTCTTCGGTTACAGGAGCGTTTTTTACAGTTCCGACCACACTAAACGGATCTACACAAAATGATGCGTGCTCAGGACAGCCGCAGTATAACGCAACCAACTATGGTAATCAATTCCAAACTTCTCAAACACAGGGTGCTTTTTTTATTGAAGTTGAACTGACGATTTATGCAACTCAAAGTGGACAAGGATTAGCGGGTGGAATCGTAGTACAAAGAAGAGCTGATTCCACACAAAACTGGACTGCCGCTACAAACATGTCAGGAATTACTATGAACAACAACACAAATCATGGGTATCAAACTCAAAGCTCTCCACAACCATTAGGATTATATAAAAGTAGCGGAGTTTGTCAAACTATACCTGGGGGCTCTGGAGGCTGTGGCGCATTAAACGTTATTAGCAACTTTGCAACTCAAATGACAGTATACAGATATTTCTGTTTTGATGAAGTAGGGGAATATAGAATTATACTAGGAAAATGGCAGTCTGCAGGGGGTAGCTGCTTTAACTATCAAAATAATTTTAGCTATGAAGTTAGTTTAAATATTGATTCTCTATATGATGGATCAAATGCGGGGTATCCATATCACGTTTCAAGTGGATCCAACACCTCAACTGTGGTTAATGCTTATGCAGCAGAAATGTTGCCAATGGCAGCAAAAAAGTTTTACACAGACCAAGCTTTGACAACGCCTCTTGCGAACTCAGCAGGGGCTAAATATGTAAAAAGAATTAACACACTTGGTGCTCAGAACTCAATAATAAATTATGAAGAATCACAAAATGGACAATATGAAATGGGGATTGATAACCAAGGAGATGTTATTACACAAATAGTTCCTGATTACATGTAAAATGAAAATAAAATTAAATTATAATGGATATAAGAAAAATTTCAATAGGTGCGGACTACAAGTCTAGCGCTATGCACTACATAGTAGACCAAGTTGTACTTGGTTCTCAATATCACATACACTTAATAAAGCAGGATTTAGAATCTGACTCGGTAAAAATATGGGTTGAAAATAAAAACCAAGAAATATTTTTATGGAAAGAGTTTAATAATAATATACCTATATCCATAGAGTATAACATAAATTTTGAATGAGATCACCTTTTTACTTCATTGTAGAGCCGTACAATGGAAAGAGGTATGACAATACAAAAAAAATTGGAGACGTAGATTTTATTATTAGCAGCTCCAAAGAAGATCATACCGTTTCCAATCGATACGCTATTGTTAAAGAGCTTCCAATTGGATACACAGGAGAAGTTTCAAAAGGCGATACTCTTTTGGTTCATCACAATGTTTTTAAATATTATAATGATTTTAAGGGCAGGGAGAAAAGTGGAAAAAGTTATTTTAAAGATAATTTGTTTTTTATTGACATGGATCAGTTTTTTATGTTTAAACACAATGAAACCTGGGCTTGTCATTCAAAATATTGTATGATAAAGCCAATTGAAAAAAAAGACATTTATCTCAAAACACATGTTGAAGAAGAGCCTCTTACAGGAATAGTAAAATATTCAAATCAAGAACTTGATAATAAAGGTGTTATGGTGGGAGATCTAATTTCGTTTCAACCTGATAGCCGAATATGAGTACAATGTTGAGGGAGAAAAACTTTACAGGATGTTTACAAATAATATAACTTTAATATATGAGTAAAGAATTAAAACTAGAAATAATTAAAGCGGGGCATAAAGCTGTATCTCAGTTAATTAAAGTTGCTAAAGAAGATATTATAAAGCCAGATCCTAATGATGAATTAGCTGCAGATAGATTAAAAAATGCAGCAGCTACAAAAAAGTTAGCAATATTTGATGCGTTTGAAATACTATCTAGAATCGAGTCTGAAAAAGAATTATTAGGGGAAGAAACAACTAAAAAAAAGGATAACACTTTAAGAGGTTTTGCAGAAAGAAGATCAAAATAAACTATACAAAGTATTAGAGAATTATATTCCTAATTCTGTTTTGGCCGTTAAGAATAAGGCTAAGGCATGGGTGTATGGTTATAACGAAAAATATGATATTGTTGTAATTTCAAAATCAGGCAAAATTGAAAACATAATAGAAATAAATGGACTTAAAATTGCCTTACCCAAGTCTCCTATAAAAACTTACAAAAGATACGGCCAAAAAAATGATCAGTATTGGGAGAGATTTGAATATCCAAAAGAGCTTTTTAGAATTAAATCTATATTTAATTGGCACTCAGCTCCTAGCACTTTTAAAGACAAGTGGGTTGATTATATTGAAACTGAATTTGATAGAAGAGAAGAAGGCTTTTGGTTTTACAACAATGGAGTTAAAACCTATATGACGGGATCACATTACATGTATTTGCAGTGGACAAAAATAGACATTGGATATCCTAATTATAGAGAAGCAAATAGATTGTTTTATATATATTGGGAAGCGTGTAAAGCAGATAAAAGGTCGTTCGGAATTTGTTATTTAAAAATTAGAAGGTCAGGTTTTTCCTACATGGGAAGTGAAGAGTGTGCTAACATAGCAACCATATCAAAAGACTCGAGAATTGGAATATTATCCAAAACAGGAGCAGATGCTAAAAAAATGTTTACTGACAAGGTAGTTCCAATTGCAAATAACTATCCTTTCTTTTTTAAACCCGTTCAAGATGGTATGGATAAACCAAAAACAGAATTAGCATTTAGGGTTCCTGCTTCTAAAATTACAAAGAAAAACATGTATACTGAAGAGGTAGAAACAGTAGAAGGTTTGGACACTACGATCGATTGGAAAAACACAGGAGATAATAGTTATGATGGAGAAAAGCTTAAGCTTTTAGTTCACGATGAATCTGGAAAGTGGGAACGACCAAATAATATTCTTAATAATTGGAGAGTAACCAAAACCTGTTTAAGACTAGGTAGTAAGGTTATTGGTAAATGTATGATGGGGAGCACATCTAATTCTCTTGAAAAAGGTGGCGATAGTTTTAAAAAATTGTTTTATGATTCAGACATAAGTAATAGAAATGCAAATGGACAGACGAAAAGCGGCCTTTATAGCTTGTTTATTCCGATGGAATGGAATATGGAAGGTTTTATTGATATACACGGCATGCCTGTTTTTAGAAACCCTAAAGAAAAAACAATTGATGTTTATGGGGATTATGTAACTCAAGGGGCTATTGATTATTGGGAGAATGAAGTGGAGTCTTTAAAAAACGATCCTGATGCCTTAAATGAGTTTTATAGGCAGTTTCCACGTTCTGAGAATCATGCATTTAGAGACGAAAGCAAGCAGTCACTATTTAATCTACAAAAAATATATCAACAAATCGATTANAATGAGTCACTAATAAAAGACCAGGTTATTACTAGNGGTTCGTTTTCGTGGAAAAAACGGAGTTCAAGATACTGAGGTTTTATTCAGCCCNAATGATCGTGGAAGATTTTATGTTTCATGGACTCCAAATAAACATTTACAAAATAAAATTGTATATAAAAAAGGATCAAAGTATCCTGCAAATGATCACATGGGTTCCTTTGGTTGTGATAGTTATGATATTTCAGGAACAGTTGGAGGTGGAGGATCTAACGGAGCATTACACGGAATGACTAAGTTTCATATGGATGAAGGCCCTACTAATGAGTTTTTTTTAGAATATATTGCTAGACCTCAAACAGCAGAAATATTTTTTGAAGATGTGTTAATGGCGTGTGTTTTTTATGGTATGCCAATATTGATAGAGAACAACAAGCCAAGATTGTTGTATCATTTTAAAAATAGAGGTTACAGGGGGTATTCAATGAACAGGCCTGATAAGGTTTATAATAAACTTTCAAGATCTGAAAAAGAATTAGGAGGAATACCCAACTCTAGCGAAGACATAAAACAGGCTCATGCTGCTGCAATAGAATCTTTTATTGAGAAGCACGTTGGCATAGATTTTTTAGGGACATTTAGAGACTCTGATGCGATGGGTTCAATGTATTTTACTAGGACATTGACTGATTGGGCAAGGTTCAATATTAACAATAGAACAAAGTTTGATGCATCAATAAGCTCTGGATTGGCTATTATGGCAAATCAAAGAGGCATGTATCAGCCCGTTAAAAATAAATCAAAAATAAAACTTAACTTTGCAAGATATGACAATAGGGGAAGTTTTAGCCAAATTATAAAGTAAATGGAGGATGTAAAAATTTCAATAAACCCCCAAGGTTTCCCAAGTCAATTCGTTTCAGATAGCGTTAAGGACAGCCTTGAATTTGGGTTACAAATAGGGCAAGCCATACAATACGAATGGTTTAGAAAAGATGGAGGCCAAAGCAGGTTTTACAACCAATGGGCTGACTTTCATAGGTTACGCCTATATGCTCGTGGAGAGCAATCAGTTCAAAAGTATAAAAACGAATTAGCAATAGATGGAGATTTAAGTTATTTAAACTTAGACTGGACTCCTGTTCCTATTATTCCCAAGTTTGTTGACATAGTAGTCAATGGAATGGCCGAAAGACTTTTTAAAGTAAAAGCTTATGCCCAAGACGGAATGTCTTTGGATAAAAGAAGTAAATATCAAGAAGATTTAGAAAAGGACATGTTGGCCAAGCCAATAATGAAGCAAGTTCAACAGGATTTTGGCGTGAATACTTTTTAGAATGAGCGAAGAAGAGGTTCCTGAAAATGACGAAGAACTCGCGCTACATATGCAAATTAAGTATAAGCCAGCCATTGAAATAGCTGAAGAAGAAGCTATAAATACGGTGCTTGCAGAAAATAGATATAGTCAAATACAAAAACAACTATATTATGACCAAATGGTTATAGGAATATCTATGTGCAAACATTCCTTTAAACCTGGGGCGGGTATAGAAATAGAGTATGTAGATCCTGCCAACGTGGTATATAGCTACACGGAAGATCCACATTTTAAAGATTGTTTTTATTGGGGCGAAATTAAAACATTGCCAATAATTGAACTTAAAAAAATAGATCCCTCTTTGACTAATTCTGACATGGATGAAATATCCAAGTATAGTCAGAGTTGGTACGATTATAACAACACCGCTCAATATTACAACAATAGCATGTTTAGCAGGGATAGCGCTACTTGTTTGTTTTTTAATTACAAAACCACTCACACATTTACATACAAACAGAAGACCAACTCGGTAGGAGCAGATAAGGTTATTGAAAAAAATGACGAATTTAATCCATCTGAAGAAATGCAAGAGCAAGGAAGTTTTAAAAAGATTTCTAAAACTATAGATGTATGGTATGAGGGAGTTATGGTTATGGGCACCAACATAATGTTAAAGTGGAAAATGGCTGAAAACATGGCTAGGCCTGTGTCAGCATCTCAAGAAGTTTATCCCGAATTTATTGCTTCAGCCCCTAGAATGTACAAAGGAGTATTAGAGTCTTTGGTTCGAAGAATGATTACTTTTGCCGATTTAATACAAATGACTCATTTAAAGTTGCAACAAGTAATAGCACGAACAGTACCTGATGGAATATTTATTGACGCAGATGGTTTAAGTGAAGTTGATTTGGGAACAGGGCAAAGTTATAATCCTGAAGATGCAATTAGAATGTTTTTCCAAACAGGTAGTGTTATTGGTAGAAGTTACACACAAGATGGAGACTTTAACCAATCAAGAGTTCCTATACAGCAGTTAAATTCAAGTTCAGGCCAAGGTAAAATACAAAGCTTAGTTGCTACATATAATCATTACTTATCCATGATTAGAGATGTAACTGGATTAAACGAAGCAAGAGATGGAACAAGGCCTGATACATATGCTTTGGTTGGGCTACAAAAATTAGCAGCATTGAGCAGTAACACTGCTACTAGGCATATTTTAGATGCGGGATTATCTCTTACGCAAAGACTTTGTACGGCTTTATCAAGCAGGGTAGCGGATCTTATTGAGTATTCAGATTTTAGAGAGGAGTTTGTAAATCAAGTTGGAAAATTTAACGTGGGTATACTAGAAGAAATATCTCAACTATACTTAAGTGATTTCGGAATATTTATAGAAGTGACTCCAGATGAAGAGCAAGAAAAATTGTTAGAACAAAATGTTCAAATGGCCTTGTCTAAAGAAGATATAAATCTAGAAGATGCAATTGATATAAGAGAAATAAAAAATATTAAGCTAGCTAACCAAATGTTAAAGGTTAGAAGAAAAGCCAAGCAAGATCAAGAACAAAAAGCTAAAGCTGCAGCTGTGCAACAACAGGCTCAAGTAAATCAACAATCTCAGCAGATGGCTGCTCAAACGGCTATGCAAAAATTACAAATGGAAACTCAAGCTGCTATGCAAATAGAACAGGCCAAGGCAAATTATAGTGTAGAAAAAATGAAAGGGGAGGCTGCAATTAAATCACAGCTGATGAAGTTAGAGTTTGATTTACAAATGCAAATTCAAAATGCTCAACAAAAAGGCTTAAAGGATAGAGAGGTTCAAAGAGAAGAAGCAAAATCAAGTAGAATATCTCAAGCAAACACAGAGCAATCAAAGCTTATAGAACAACGTAAAAATAACTTACCACCTGTGAGTTTTGAATCAAATGAAGATAGTTTAGATGGGTTTGACTTAGCTGAGTTTGAACCAAGATAGCCTTAAATAAGGTATAAAATTTAGTATTAACTTTGTAAAAATTAAATAAAATGGAATTTAAAGTAAAAGAAGTAAATCCTGTTGAAGAAAAATCTGTACAGGAAGTAGAGGAAAAACTACTTAAAAAACATGAAGAAGAAAACTCTGATGCCGTTGAGGTAAAAGAGGAAACATCTACGGAAACTGTTGCAGAGCAGGCTGTAGAACAAAGTACCGATGTTAAATCGGAAGTTGAAAGTCCAACTATAAAAGACGAAGACGTTCTTAAATATATTAAAAATAGATATGATAAGGATATTTCTTCTGTAGAAGATTTGTTTGAACAAAAAGAAAACAACGAGTCTCTTCCAGAAGATGTGTCTAAATATTTGGATTTCAAAAAGAAAACAGGTAGAGGTTTTTCAGATTTTGTAAAAGCTAATAAAGATTATACAAATATATCTGATGAACAGTTACTTAAAGAGTATTATTCTTTAACTGAAAATGATTTAGACTCAGAGGACATTGAGTATTTGATGAACGATAAGTTCGGATATGACGCAGAGTTAGATGAGCCTGATGTGAAAAAGAAAAAGGATATTGCAAAAAAAAGAGAGATATCAAAAGCAAAAAAATATCTAAAAGAATTCAGCGACACATATAGTGTTCCTCTTGAGTCAAGCGGGAATACTGTTGATGAAAAGACTTTAGAAGAATTAAATGCCTATAGAGAGGCTCTCAAAAAATCCAAAACAGCTAGTGAGAGTGCCAAACAAAAGAATGAATACTTTTTGAAGCAAACTGATAAAGTTTTTGATTCCGAGTTCAAAGGTTTTGAGTTCAGTGTAGGAGATAAAAAATATCATACGCATATGGTGACGCTCTAGAAATGAAGTCTAAACAAAGTAACCTAAATAATTTTGTTAATAAATATGTAGGTGACGATGGTTTAGTCAGTGACGCTAAAGGGTGGCATAGAGCACTTAGTGCAGCTATGAATCCTGAAAAGTTTGCTCAGTATTTTTATGAGCAAGGCAAGGCAGATGCCATTGGAGATGTTTCGAAGAAAAGTAAAAACATCAACATGGAT